TATCAAAAATAATTTAAAATCCTCAGAAACCCTTATTTTAAGCCATTTTTTAAGGGTTCAAAGATTGGAAAATAATTCTAAAAGGCTTAAAAGTATCAAAATGTATCAACTTTTATCAATTAATTGGTATCAAATTGGTATCAAAATTGGTGTTATTATAATCTAAAAAGTAAAAGGAAAATAAATCTATATTTCTATAAATTATTCTTGAAAGGCGTAAAAAATAGGGTAGGGGAAACTTAATTCCTCTACCCTAAAATTGTAATGTGTTTTCTTTCAGTCCAAGACCTATTCGCTATGTGGTTATCACACAACCCTCCATAGAACTCCGCAAGACACCGAAAGCGAACCGACATCTTGTTTCAACGTTCAAAACAACCTCATGTGTTGTTTGTGTTATATACGATTGTTGGATTTTAGTCAACTACCTTTAACTCTCTCATAACAGGCTCAACAATTGAATGTATAAACCCGTTGCCTCCTCTGGCTTCGTAGTCTTCAAACAATTCCCAAAAAGCTTCTTTCTCAAGATTTGACCATTCACCAACCACACGATACTTATTATAATAATTGATAAGAGTATCCTTTAATTCCTTAACTTTGGTTTCATTATTTTTTCGCTCCATATCTTCAAGATTGGTAGCAATACTATTGACAGTATTGGTGAGAGTGGAAAGTTCTTCCTTGATAATCTTATCATGCTTAATTGACTGCTTAGTATCTTCTTCGTGCTTTTCGTGTAATTGCTTTAAATCCTGAACCGTCTCAACTAACAATGCATGGTCAGCCTTTCGTTGTTTCATTGCTCCTATTGGCTTATTGAAAATGGCACATACTTTACATATAACCTCATAGAATGTTACAATGATTGCCATTATCATAAAACCAACAATAATCCACGAAGTCAAATCTATATTTTGTAATTCTGATATTACTTCCATTAGCCCTCCTTGGTGTTTTACTTAATAGTACCTTTGCTTTGTAAAATATGTAGAACATTTGCAAACTTTATTACATCGTTGCCACGAACACTTATGTCGTTTAGTAAATTTATTACCGTATTCATATCTTCAATTTGAAATTCCACAGTTTTTTCAACATTTTCAGCCATTATTCAACACTTCCTTTTTTTGCTTTTAAAGATTCAGCCTGCTCCTTAGTTAGCATACCTTTAGATACAAACTTGTCCAAATCTGTATCGCTGTAATATCTCTTAGGATAGCCATATCCTTCAAGATAATATTTTTTTATCATAGAATAATACATTAGATTTCACCTCCAAGTGTCAACAACAGCTCGGCATTTTGTTCTTCAAGTATCTCTGATTCCGTTTTCTTGCCTATATAAACTGTGAATGTGCCGTCACGCTTATCAATAATATCACCGGCAACAACAAAATCTGTCAACGGATAATCTTTGATATATTCAACTTCTACATCTTCATAGGTTACTTTTGGTTCTTCTTTAATTTCTTCAGTAGTATCAGTATCATCTGTTTCTTCATTACTTTCAGTTGTTGTTTCTTCTGTATTATTAGCTGTAGTTTCTTCTGCTTGCAAAGTTTCTTCTTCAGTAGCAGTATCATCTGATGTATCTGAAGTTGTTGTTTCTTGTTTTACTTCTCTTGTTTCTAATCTAGTTTCTTTTAATTGTCTGATAATTGAGGCTCCATCTGAAAAAGTATTGACTAGTGTTTCATATGTAACATCATCTTGTTTAGGAATCTCTATCTGAATACAAGTTCTTCTTGCTCCTCTTGTAAGGTATTCTCTTTCATAGATTTCATTTCCTTCTTGAATTTGGATTTCATTATTAATTATAAGCAATTTAAAACTCTCCTTTATTTATACGATAGTTGAACTATCTTTCTTGTATTTGTAATCATTTACAGTTTTAAGTGTAGATGAATTAGTTTTATAATAAATGTCCTCAACTTCAACAATTGTACTACTATCTTTCTTATATGATATAAGTTTAGTTTTATCTAAATCACCAACTTTAATTTTTCTATCTCCATTAATTGAAACAATTGTACCTGGTACTGCATTGGAGACATATGTAGTTTTTTCATCTGTACTTGTAACCGTTAAAGTAATACCGAGATATGCATAAACATCTGGAGCAGGTAATTTAAAAGTATTACTTGTTGTATAAATATTCTTTAGTACACTATCAATTATATCTGGTTTCCCAAAGTTATATAACGTATTCCAATCGACTAACTGTAAACAATAGACTTTTTTAGCACTACTTGGTGCATATGGGACCTTAACAAAAGGTGTTGTGTTGAAAAGTACCCAGTTATCTTCGTATGCTACAATCATATACGTTTTAACAATATTTCCATTTTCATCAAGCCACATACCACTAGATTCATTATATCCACTGGAGAATGATTTGTGATTGGTTAGAATATCTTTAGTTAATCCATTTGAGTAGTTAGTAATATTTGAGTTATCTGTATTATACATTAACATTGTATTTGTTGTTGCAGTAATAGAGCATGTATAACTTCCTCCGACCAATGCACCATCATGTGTATTACTCTCGTCGGTGTAGCTACATTGATTGATACATATATTAGCGATAGTTATATTAGATGCACTTATATTAGTAGACAACCTACCTATAATTCCACCCATGAAACTCGTTGATGTTTTATGTTTCACATTTAAGGAAACAATATTGATATCTGTCAATTTTATTGTATAATTGCTACTAGTATTAGAATTATACCCAACAACACCGCCAACGAAATAGTCTGCACCACCAGATGATACCATATTTACCTCTAGCTCTATATTAGCTCGATTTACTGTAAGAGGAGCACTGTCTGTCCATCCTGTAATACCTCCAACACGAGCTGATGTTATTGCTGATTGCATCTGCATATTATCAATCCAAATATCTGAGATTGTTGTTGAAAGATATACTCTTCCCACAATCCCACCAACATAATGTGTAGATGTATTATAATCAAATATACATGGGTTATCAAGGTAAACATTACTTATCGTAGTATTAGAAGAATAACCTAAAATGCAACCAACACATGTTGGCGTACTCGACTTTGAATTTGTTATAACTAACTTCGTCATTTTTAAATTTTTAATAGTTGCTGATGAACCTGCATATCCAAATAACCCACATCCTGAATAAGTCCCATTTATCGTTATGTAAGATATAGTATGTCCATCACCATCAAAATTACCAGTAAATGCATAGCTAGTAGATGCATATCCAATAGGTATCCAGTAGTTTGCATTCATATTCAAATCGGCTGTAAGCTTATAATACTTACTTTTATATGATGATGATGTACTACTGTTTATCAAATAACACAAATAACCAAGCTGAGCTGGAGTGGATATCAAGTATGGACTACTTGATGTTCCACTACCACCAGTAAAAGAGGTTGCTCTTACTCCTGAATCTGACCAATATGCCATAAAAATCAACCTCCTTTATTATGATGGTATTTTAAACCATATATCTCCAACTGACATATTACTTGGTTGTGAACTTGCTACATGGACTTTTGTATTATATCCAGTAGTTGTTCCCACAACTTTATATGAAGTACTACCTTGCATATAAACTGGATGTGATGTAGAATCACCTAAATAAATTGTATCACCTCTATAATATGAATTATTTGCCCCATCACCAAAATGATTAACATCAGCATTTGTACCAAAGTAATTTTTTAAATTACTCTTATATGATGTTTGATTATTTGTACCAAAATTATTAGTAAGAACAGATGAAACAGTACCATTTCTATAACCAAAATAGTTAGTCATAGAATATGAACCACTTTGTACACAAAAATAATTGTTAGTTGCGTTATTACCAATCCAGTTTGTAGTAGCTAATTCACCAATATAGTTAGTAGTTGCATATCTTCCAATATAATTATTTATACTATTTTTATAACTAGAAGAATAACTGCTACCAAAGTAGTTTGTAAGACCTGTTGTAGTTGAACCACTTCTATAACCAAAATAGTTAGTCATAGAATATGAACCAGTTTGTCTACCTACATAATTATATTTAGAATCATCTCCAATATAATTATACGCAGAATATCTGCCAATATGATTGTTTAAATTATCTCTATATGATTGACTTGTAGCACCACCAAAATAGTTAATTAATTCAATAGTACCAGTATTATTTCTATAACCAAAATAGTTATACATACTATCAGCAGCTGCTTGTTCACCAAAATAGTTAGTTTTTGAATCTACTCTAATTAATTTTAAATTTGAATTAGAACTAGAGTTAATACTATATCCTGATGTTAATGTATAAGTTCCAGTCATAGTACCGCCAGATGTTTTAAGAAAGTCAGAAGTACTTGGGATGTCAGATTTTGTAGCTAACTCATTACCATCGTAATACCATTTACCTGTTTTATTACTTCCTGTATTTAAATAAACTGGATCGGAACTAGTAAAATCAAATCTTATTCCAGAACCAGGATTATAATGCATTAAATTACCAACAAAATCAAATCCGTTATCAACGTTCTTTTGGAGAATATCATTCAGATTTGATGTGATTTCAGTTAATGAAGCATATCCATTAAATAAACCTGTATCGGAAAATACTACATCACCTGTTACAGTTAAATTACTTAATGATAAAGTCTCATCAAATTCAAATTCAGCAGGAGCTGGAGATTTAATGGAACTAAGGAACATAGACGCATTAGCACTTAAAGTTTCTACACAAGCATCGAGGTCTATTTTGTCGCTTGCACTCATCAACCCTGAACTTGAAGTAGTAGCATTACTATATGTTTTTTCAGTTCCCCATATAGCAGTTCCATCTGCCGACCATTTCAATATTTGACCTGATGAGCCACCACTTGGAATATGCTTATTACCAGCTGTAGTTGGATGAACGTAATTATTTGCATTTGTAGCTATTCCATCTAACTTAATCTTATCAGTAGACAACATTAATCCATCATATTGTTCGTTAACGGGATCTGGCAAATCATTAAAGCTTACTATTTCATTTCCACCATAATATACTGGAGTAGTTCTATTATCAATTTCAACAATTTTATTATTAGAAGAATTCCATTTTAGAAGATTTAAAAAATTGTACTTTGCCGACGACGTGTCTAGAAAAGTTGAATCCAAAGAATCTACTGTAGATTTATCTTCCTTGCTCATCAATCCATCAGCATCACTCGTGGCATTTGACGGAGTATCAATCAAATCAGAATAACTACCTGTAAAAGCAACTTTTTTTAAATCAGAGAACCATTTTTGAACTTTACCAAATAAAGTAGAACTCTTTTCATTTGAAACAATATTTTCCCTTGCTGAAGCCTCTGTAAAAACCACAGTAGTATCAGAAATGGCACTATTTGAGCTTAACTTATTGTCTACATCAGTCTTATCGGCTTTGCCTTTTACGTCCGTTTGTAGGCTTGAAATTGCAGTTTCATCTTCAGTCAATCTATCCTCTAAGACTTTACCATTGCCATCATATACTGCTTTGGTGTGTGATATAGGATATATTTTTTCCTTATTTTGTGTAAAATATTTTGCTTTAGCCATTAAGTTCCTCCTTTCTAATTTTCAATATCATCTATCACGTAAACAACGTGTTCTTTTATGTAGTTTAATTCCGACTGCAACGATTGTATAGCACTCTGCAATGTGTTGATTGTTGCAACTGAATTATCCATTGAATTTACGGCATTGTCTACCTTGGTATTAAGAGCATTAACCTTGTCATATAGAGCAGATACAATAGCGGTGTCTTGCTTTGAAATTGTTTGGTCAATGTCCAATCCTTTAAGAACCGTTAAAGTAGCAGGTGTGGTTGTCCATTTATATGAATTATCCAACTCAAACGCCAAAGAGAATGATACCGTTCCTGCATAACGAGTAACGTCATTAGTAATTGTCCATCCAAGTTTAATAGAACTATCTTCAACGACAACATCTGTCACTTTGTAAATATTCACTTCTTTGCCAGCATTCACAAAATAGATATAGGCAGTCTTATCAGTTAAATCAATTCCGTCAAATGTAATAGACGGAACACGAATGTAAACTGTTTCGGCATTATTTTCAGTGGCTACACCTATTGTCTGCAATTCAGACGGAACAGTAATCGTTCTATTGTCCATATCAACTGTTATCTCTGGTTCAGTATTTGGTTCAAGCATCATTACTGATGGAGTGTATGCGGATGTTTGATTTTTTAAGCTTTCCAAGCTTTCTTTAAGAGACATAGCCATTACGAACTTGCCTCCGTTTCTTCTAACGGTTCATAAGTAATATCATCGGTAAAAGATATTTCGCCTTTATTTCCATCTATCTTGTTCTCGATGTTATTTACAACTATTTTTAAACCATTTAAATCTAAAAATTTCTTTTCTTCCATTTTCTTTCCTCCAAAACGAGTTATATATTTTTGCAAAAACATATAGTATCAAGCAATACAAAAAGGGAAGAGTCGTCACCCGTCCCTTAGAAATATGTATTACTTTGAATTAATCAGAGAATTAAGCTTCCTTTGCAAATAGAGCTGTAATTTCCTCTGGTGAAATAGCCGTAACAGTAACAGATTCAATATTAGCAACCTTTGATTTAAGTGTAGTAATGTCGCTTGTGTTTGTATCAACCTTACCACTAACAGTATCAACTGTACCGCTTAGTGTAGTAACTTTTGTATCTACTGCGTCAGCATAACCCTTTGCAATGTTCTTAACTGAACCTGTAGTAGCCTCTTTTCCGTTAAGAGTTGTTACTTTTGCATCAACAGTATCAGCATATCCCTTTGCTATTTTCTTAACAGAGCCATCAGCTGTCTCTTCGCCGTTAAGTGTAGCAATAGCATCAGTATTTGTTTTTACAGCACCGTTTTCAAGTTCTGTAACCTTGTTGACAGCAGCAGCTTGAGCTGCGTCAGCATAACCTTTAGCTGTCGCTTTTACAGATCCCTCTGTGTTCTCGTCAGCTTTTAGAGTTGTAACTGAACCTTCAAGGGCAACAATTCTCTTTACTGCTGATGTTAGTTCTGTTTTTGCAGCCTTATCGCCAACAAGTGCAACAAGAGCATCGTATTCATTTTTGTGTGTGGCAATATAATCTGATACTTCCTTTAGTGTATCAAATGCCTCTGGAGCACCATCTACAATGTCGGTCTTTACTTTGTCAGCAATTTTCTGTGCTGCTGCCAATAGTAGTGTCTTAAAACTTTTTGTACCCTCAAGATCCAAATACTTCTTTGTAATTGTTTCTGCCATTCTAATTTCCTCCTTGAAATTTTAATCAAAGTGTATAAGTTATGTATATAATAAAACGCATTGTTAGCCGGCATAATGCGATTTATCCTAAATTATTTAAATAGATTTTCTATCTCTTCATCAGAGATTGTTTGTTTTTCACTATTTGTTATATTTTCAACAGTTTCGTCCAGTTCATTCTTATCTATAAATTCTTCAATCTTCTTTGACGAATATGTTGTCTTATCAGAAATAACATCATCATTTATAAAATTGTCATGATGTTCAATAATCTGTCCTTGTAATTCGGTAATTTCTTCTTCCAAAGCAATCAACTGAGCAATACGTTGGTCAAGTGCCGCCATAGATTCTGACGGTACAAATTGAGCCCAGTTCTTTGTAGGAATAATTTTGACCTTACAAGATTGTGTTTTCAGAACAGGGTCTTGAACTACGCCATCTTCGTCCATATAAACTTGGTAAAACGATAGTTGTAATTCAATATCCCCATTTTCAGCAGTCATTTTTGAGCCGATAGGAAGCAAATATTCTAAATATTGTTCATCGGCATATTCCACCAATTCCTCGGACAAGGTTAAAAATTCTTGCTTATATAAATGAGAAATAGGGGAGATATATTCCAATGATACAGTCGTAAAATTTCTCATATCATTTCCGTCATATGTTTGCGGAATAAGGAATTGAATTTTACCGACCATATTGTCATATTGCATAATCGCTTCTTTGTGAGCTCCGTATAATCGTCTGTCATTTAATAGAGTAATCGTGTACATTAAACCCTCCCTCAAAGACCAAATGCATTACAACAAAGCACTAAAAAAACTCCGTTTTCTACCGTAGCTTCGAAATCGGAGTCCCAATACTTAACATCTGTAATTATGCCTTTATCACAAAGACTATCAAGACAATTTCTACCCCAATGGTCTGTTTTTCTATTCTTGTATTTTTCTTTTGTACCACCTGTAAGCTTATCAACCAAAGCCAATAGTGTAGCCTTAGAGATCCAGACATTTAGTTTATTAACCATTCCGTCAATATCTTCAATGACTTTTGTTCCGTCAGAAGAACCACCATCCTTAGATGCTAAAGAGATGACATTTGGCTGAGCCCAATGAATACTTGAATTTGTTTTCTCGCTTGTCCAAGTACCGCCTGAAAGCAGGTCGAGAACTCTAACTGCCTTTGCATTTGTCAAGAAATCAGTAAGTATCCATTGAGATGCATCTGTAATAATACCCTTCGTTACCAACTTATCCAAGGCAATCTTTTGAGGATTTTCTGCTTGAACAGTAATTCCTCCGGCAACAGCAAATTTAATTTCATTAAGTGGATAATATCGACCAGGACAATTACTGTCACCGATTTCTCTATGTCCAACTATCTTTGCATTTGGATAATAATTCTTTTTAAGATATTGACATAACTCGATAATAGATTTCTTTTGTGCTTGTGGCATTGTCTTTTCTTTTGTATGATAATCACCTTCAGCACAAATGCCAATAGAACAACTGTTCATACCTTGAACGTGAGCACCAACCACATCAAGCGGACGACCACGATAAATTGTGCCGTCTTTACGCACAAAGAAATGATAACCGATGCCTGTCCAACCATTTGAGACGTGCCAACTGTGTATATCTTGTGGAGTACATTTAACTGCTTCTGCGTGATGTAACGCTATAAAATCTGTGCGTGAACGTTTTGTAAAGCCACCGTGCCATTTATAAGCAACTTCAATTATATTCATAGCAATCTTCCTTTCTTTAATTTTTGCACAAAAAAAGAACATTCGCATAGGATGAATGTTCTCTTATTTATCACTGTTAGGCGTGTTGTATGTAAGTGCCATTTTGCTATCTGTAATGCCTGTTGTAGTTGGGTCGATAATAGCATTATAAACACTCGTTGCCATCAACAGCAATACATATGGATTAGAAAAAGCTGTCAATATTACATTGCCTACTGCTTGCCATGTGGTTAGATCTTGCGCCGTAATTCCCATATACCCAAGTACAGGAACAAAAATAGCAACTACAATTTGTACCCAAAACATCGGATTTTTAATTCTTACTTTCCAGTTAATGTTTGTCATAATAAATTCCTCCTCTTAGAATGTTAATAACACTTCTATTTCTCCATCTGAACCATCAATAGATGCAACACATTTTTTTGTCACTTTACAAAATGCTTTCTTTAAAGCTGGTATATCTTGCGATAACATATACCCAACCTCATCATTATAAGGTAATTTGCCACTTAATGTGACACCATCAGGATAATCTATGTCATCTTGTCTATCGTTATTCAGTATAAATACTTCGTCCACATCACTTTTTATTAGTTTTCCGAAATACCAATCTTTAGCTGCCAAAGTGGAATATGTTGTTATGTCAGGGTGTAGTGCATAAATAAGAGTTCCTACTTCGCTTTGATTCTTTGAAGCATTATCGACAACTTCATTTATAGAATTAATAATACAATTTTTGTCAACGGTTTTTAGCATATCCAATGTTTGATATGGTAATGCTATTTTTTCAGAATTAATACACCAATCACAATCATAATTACTAATTACATATTGACTTGCCGGTTCTTCAGAAGAATCATTATAAACAACGTTTACTGTATAATAACATAAACTAAACTTCCACACTCTTGTTTCAACAGCATCTATAGTGTCTTGAGAAATTATTGAATTAGATGTTGTAAATTCTAAATGTTGCGTATCAAAATTAAATTCGCAATTAATATATGTCTTGTTTCTTGTAATAGGAATAAAAGAAACACTTGTCGTATTGTAAGGAAGATACCCCTTTTTTACAGTATTATCAAAAGGAATAATACCTTTGTCAAAAGTAATCTTGACTTCTTCTGAAGTTGTAGGATTTGTTAATTTTGGGGCTGGCAATGTTAAATTCATAATATTACCGCCAACTGTCCACACAACTTGTTTACCATATACATCATCCCTAAGTCCTTCCGCCAAATCAATCATTTCAAGATTATCACCACTTGCATATTTATCAATAGCACTTCTCACATATTCTGTGGTTGCAACTTGTCGTGAATTATTTGATACAGACGGAGTAGGTGCTGTCGGTGTTCCTGTAAAATGTGGAGAATTAACACTAGCATAGTTTGAGTAATCAAAACTGCCGGCTAAATTGCCGATATATAACCAGTTGTGATTACCTTTATTGTCACCGACACAGAAATACACTGAGAATGTATTAGAATTCAAATAAAAATCGCCTACATTTGCAGAAATGTCATTATTGGCAACATCATTTACATTTGTTGTATGGGTTAATAGTGTACCATAGTGCCATATACCGGTTGTTGTTGTATTTTCTAATTGTTTTTTTATTGTGCCTATAGAATTGTTAATTGAAGTATCAGAGGCTACTAATTCATTGATTGCTTCTAAAAATGAATTTTTATTTTTTGTAGCCAATGATGTCAAAGTATTCAATCCATCAAAATACATTCTTCTTGCATACATTTCAGAAATTGTTGCTTTCATATATGTTACATCCATCTTTGCAAAATTTCCTGGTTCAGGCTGTTCTGTAACTTCCAAATCAAGCTTGCCTGTTTCGGTTGAATAAAGAAGATTTATATATTTTTCTCCTTCTTCACCTTTTTCCGCCGAAAATGTTGCAGAAATTGATTCTGATTGAATAGTTAAACCATCCATAAGAATTTTATTTTTTACAGTTTCACCATCTATTGTCACATACCCATTGCCATATGATGTATTAATACTTATAATTAAATCTGCTTTTTCAAGACTATGGGTTATTGTGTGTGTGCTTATCCCTGTACCATACAAGGTTGTTTTATCTGCTTTAGAAGAAAGTGTTTCATTAATAGATTGAACATCAGATTTTCGTTCGCTTGTTTCGGTCGAAATTAAGGTGTTCAGTGATGAATCATTATTTTGTCTTTCTTGTGTTTCATCTTGAACATTTTTAACAATTTGAGCAATTTTATCCGTTATCCCATTCAGTGCTTTTCTTACAGTTGTAGCTTGTGGAGGATAGGTACTATCTTTATCTAAAGTATCTACAACTTCATTTTCCATTACTGCATTGTTAATAGCATTAATCAGTTGTTGCTTAAAATCTGCATTATCATCATTTGTGTCAATATCTTTGATTACGTTAATAAGGTCTCTTAACTCTTCAAGTTCATTTGTTTCAAATGATTGAACCAAGTTCAATAAGTTTTGAATAGTCACACCTGCTTGAGTAAAAATATGTGCATCTTTTTTTAAATCTATATGTGCCATTTAATCACTCCTTTCTACCAAATATGATAATCTACACTGAATGAAGCAGAGTCATAAGATAGAGCATATGGGTTTCCAGAATTAGATACCTTAATGCAAATGGTATCTCCCATTAAATCAACCTGTTGAACTTTTTGGCTGCCATATGAATTAGTATGAATAAGTGGGTTAAACAAAGAATTGAGTTTATTCCCATCATACCAAAAGAAGATTTGAGATTTTGGGTCATTAGTTGTTTGGTCACTTAGTTTAATATTTATAACTCCACAATGTTCTTTCGATTTGTCAAATGGAATAGATATATTTCGTATTGTGTCATTTTTATCTCCACTAAAATCCCAGCTTGAATTTTTCAATGTACTATGTCTGCCCACCATAACTTTATCTACATATCCTTGAATATATTTTTGAACATAATCTTCAATTGCACTTTTAAATTCACCCATCAGCGTAACATTGCTTGTGTCTATATGTAAATCAGCCATTATTTATCACCGTCCTTTTCTGTTTGACATAAATATTCACTTCTTGAACCAAATGTTTGTCCAATATATTTCTTTAATCCTTGATTACTTATATACATCCTGACAAAATCATTTGGTTTGATTTTTATATTTGTATAGTTAGGTATATTTTCATATACTTCTTTTGTAGTTGTATCTTTCAATGTTGCGTGCAATCCATCGTCAGAAACACTTTGTACTTTTAAATCCTCAAATGTTTCAATATTCTGATTTTTTAAATATGTTGAAACTTCACTTTGAATAATTTGACGTATCATATTTACATATGCAATAACTGTTTCATCATTAAAATCTATTTTTTCTTCTTCATTTTTCATTTAAAAAATTACCTCGTTAATATTTGTCATTGTCAAAGATGTCGTTGCACCACTATCCATACTCATAGAAATAGAGTCAATGACATAGTTTTCGTTGTTAATACCCAAGCTTGGATAATTAACCATAACAGACTGGTTGACATCGAATATAGGATTATATGTGCAAGATAAATTCAATGTTTTCGTACCACGACTAAAATTAATCAATTCATACATTGCTCGTGACATACACAATGAATCAGCATATAGTTTACTATCATTTATAACTTCTGGTATTTCGCCATTATACTGAATACAATAGTCTGATTTCAAATTCTTATTTTCGGCAATAGCACTGAATTGATAACCGTTGGCAATAGCACCTTTAACAACAACTTTATTTCTGACTTGTGATGTATTATAAACAACATTTGCCGACACAATATCTTTGTCGTTTTCCTCAAAACGATATACAACAGGGAAGTTAGATGATATAAACTCATTAACATTAGAACTAACAACCATATTGCCAAATTCGTTGTAGTAAACATCGGAAGAAATTGTTTCGCCCATACTTGTAAATATCTCACTAACTTTTGTACCGGCATCTTGCTTTATAGTGTAATATGTATTAATGTCCGTATATTCACTATTAAAAATAATTGGTTTTAAGTCAAATGGTTTGCCATTTCCTCTGTCGCTTGCCAATAAAGAAGTAAAAGCATTCTTCATTGGAACACCAACAGGAATGATTGTTTTTAAACTTGTCGTTCCATAAACACTACCATCAAATAAGCCAAACTTATCACATAATGATAATGAGATTGTTTGATTTGAATTTTCTCTTGATAATGTAGGGTCTTTAAAAACAAATACTCCTTGTTGTTTCCAATATATTGTGTCACCAATAACAATACCAGAATCAAATCTGAATTTACTTCCAGTCCATATTAGTCCCTTGATCGGCTTAGGCTTCCACTTATTATCTATATTTGCAAGAGTAATATTCATTGTACGTCTTTGACCAGTCTGATATGTAATACTTAAACTCGCTGACATTAAATCATCGCTTGCGTCTATTGATATATTTTCATCTTCGTCCAACAAATACAATCTAAAAACAGGTATAACTATATCAGCTTTGAACACTTTGAGCATTCTCTCAAACCCAAGTTTGCTGAACGAATTTAGATATACCTGTTTTGTTATATTTGCAATATTAATATTATGGATACTGTCAACTACATATCCGTTCTTATATATGTTCATATTAAACCACCGTCCAAAAGGGGAGAAGCAAGGTATTCGTGATATTTATTATTCGAATCAACTTCAACTGTATCTTTCAACAAAGCTCCTTCGCTATCCGCTAAATATTCATAATACAATGGATTAATCGGCAATGTCATACCCAACACATCAACCGTATCAATATCATTTAACTGATTAAATGTAAAGGTTACTGACACGTCATGGTTATCATTTGTATCATATTGGAATGTAGGATTAACGTCAGTATCGCCGATTGTTATTAATCCTCTTAAATCTATGAGCATTTTAAGACTATTACTTGATACGAAGTTTTCCCAATTTATAATGTCATCATAGGTGTCTACATATTCACTGTCATTACTACAATCTATCTTGCCAAGCAACCCTGTAATAGACATAGTTCTTTGTTTACGATTACCACCGGTGGCTTTGCCATATGCGTTTTGTGTTTGATAGAACGTCTTGTCAGTATTTAATGTATAACCGTCATTAGTAACATTAATATCTAATTGCCATATGTTATCTTCGTCTATGGTATAAGTATTTTCTTTATCCGTTGGAACAAGTCCTATAACAGATATAACACCTCTATGTAATTGAATCTTATCAGACACAAAAGGAGAGATGGTTTCAACATTAACTTCCGTATCGTTAACTGTCATCGTATTCTTACAAACAGCAAAAATGTTATACTTGTAATCACATAAGTCGCCAACCGTAAAATCTTCTATTACACGTTGAGCAGAATTTTCTGTTTGACAAACCTTGTGCAATCTATTTGATTCTCCAAGTGTTTTATATACTTCAAAATGGTCTATGTTTTCATATGAGCCATCGAAATTACTACCTGACAAACTATCATTGAAGTTTGACAACATTCTCGTGTCAGTGTTCCAATTATAATTACCGTATGTTTGCGTAGGTGGTGTTTGTATCATTTCTTGTGAGTGTGAGCCTTCATCAACGCCAAAAGCACAGTACGTTACACCGCCGAATAATTTTACTTTTGCCATTAATAAGTACCCCACTTTCTTTCTACAAATTCACTGTTTTTATCAGACATATTTTTAAAATATGCACGTTTTCCTTCCGTATCTACGATTACAAGCCATGTTTGTTCACTTATAGGAGTTTCAGTATGATAATACAAACTGTCTCCATAATTAATCTGTCCGTCCATATATAAGTAAGGAATAGAATAATCCGTTTCTTCTTTCATCAATGCTTCATTAATTGCTTGTTCCTTTTCTTCAGTGGTTTTATTATTCCAATTTTCATAAGGAGAGTATGGTTCTAATCTCACACCATTATTATCTTCAGTGCCAACATATATTCTAAAATAAATACCGTCCCAGTCTAGCGTTGTCATTATTCCATTATCATCTGTCACTTCAAATATTCTGCCGGTATAATCAGTGTCAACTCGGAATGTTGTATATACGGTATTCGTACCGAATGACAAATCTTTTTCACCGTCAATCAAATCATAAACAAGATAGTTCCCCTTGTCAACGTGACACGAATTATTAGGAATTTCCAAAGTAGTATCAACTTTATCAGTGTTTTCGTTATAAGCAATAAACCGATGTCCGTCCTTGATTTTTTCTGTTTCGGTAATTGAATGCAATTCACTGAAATCTACAATTAATGAATTATGTTTCCTATACGGTTCAATCTTTAAGTTGGTAGGGTAGGAAATAGAGTTATATTCCGTTGAAAGATAAATTATCTTTTCATATGTCGCACCAACACTATCTGTTAAAGATAATGTCAATCTATACTCATTACCACTTATAAATCTATCATACTGCCAATTTATAATTGTAGAATATATATTATTTGAATAAGCAACTGTCGAATATTTTGTTTCAGTTTCTCGTTTTTCTAAAAGAAAACTATAATGACTTACAGTCACACCTTCTGCTTGTGAATATTCGCCAGTAATATGAAAATGACTATATGATAAGGATAGGGGAGCAAGTTGCGTGTTTTCAGATAAATCTATCTCTCTTGTTACATTTGTTCCGCTCACACTTTCAAAGTTCTCGTACAATGTAATCGTAGGAGGTGTATTTGTATCAAAGTAATATTGGTCTGTATCTATGTAATTACAGTATATGGTATAGGTATCACCGACAGAAACATTGAATTTTTCGTCTATAAGTGCATAACCAAATTTTGGATCGCCATATGTATCTAAATCATCCGTTGAGTTGAACCATTTGATTGTCTTGTCGCCTCTCTCAGGGTCTTTTCTATATGCTTCATATTTTGGCAAAAAGTAATAATATTTTTTGATTTTTGCAAACGTATTCCCAACCTTAATATAGTAGTTCGCATTTTCATCATATCGTGTCCATAATTCTTTGTGTGGATTATCATCGGAAGTTTTTGTTAATGTACAATCCTTAAAATACATTTGCGTATGAGGATTTATCTTTAGAATTCGATTGCCATTCATTTCAGAACTATTCAAACCATAATATGTTCCTTTATTAGATCCTGCGTCCTCCGCACCTGATAAAATTTCCATAACAGTACCTTTACCAATCCAAGATGATGGAACATATGTTTTCTCCTTTGTAGGATCAAAACTGTCCTTTTCGTATATTCTCATCTTCCAAGTGCACATCTCGCCGGCACCAAATGAAAACGGGATTTCATCAACGTCATCGTCTTTATTTGTTCTTTGGTCATCAGACTTATATATTTTATATGTAGCACTATCTTTATTTTTTATTGGATAGGTGATAAGTGAACTATAATTATTTTCTGTAATGGTAGGGGAGTTATCTCTGTCATTACCAAAGTCGTCAAAATAATACTCATAATTGTTGTCATCTATCATTAATCGTGCCTTTGCAATCTTTCCGCTTGATTGTAATTCACATTGAAAATCAACTTCTTCATTTGGATTTACAACTTCTGCGTGTGGATATTGCAATGCTGGTTTTCTAAGCAAATGTTTCACCTCCTTAAAATTTTGCAATAAAAAAACAGCTACACAATATAGCATAACTGTTCATTTTTGTTTGTATTGCTTTTAATTGTAGCAATATAAACTGTTCATATATTTATTTTTTTGTTGCCTTAACTTTCAAATTATTATTTTTATCTATATTAAAAGTAAAGTCATGCGTATTCATATAGTTTACCCAATTAATATAATCTTGACTAACTGTATTTCTTACTAACGGCTTGGTTGTAACTATTGGTTTTTCACTTTTTATAGCATATACTCCCATGATAATCAACCTTTCTATTGTTTATTTGAGCAATGCAATGATTACTCCAATAATACCAAACAAAGTTCCAACAACTCCTGAAATATTTAAAAATGTTTGTCGATGATTTTTTTGAATTGTTTTCTGTTTTACTCTAATGAGCTTTTCTTCGGTGTTTTCAATTAAATTATAAACTTCGGCATATGCATTACTGGCTTTTTCAAATAAAGGAAATGATAAATTAATATCTTCACTTTCCAATTCTTGCTTTTTTGCTAATTTAATGCTATCAAGGGCAATCTTTCTCTTTTTTGACAACGCTATAAGAAAATCACCATTGTCAATTACAGACAAGTCTATATTTTTATACAAACGTTCAAATTCACGATATTTATCATCATATGCAACGCATAAGTATTTAAAACAATCCAGAATTGCACGTTTCTCATGTCTACTTGCCTTAGAAACATTGTCTTTCTTTACTTCTATTTTATCACTCAGGCTACAACGGGCAAAATGTGTAAAAATAGCACGAACTTCATTCAATATTTCAATTGGAAATTCTCCATCAAGAGCTTCTAATTCCGCAACAAAAGGAGCTATGGTTTTTAAATAACTACCATATATTGATGTGATTTCTTCTTCAAGTTTATATAGGTCTTTGTCATTTGTTTGGTTAATTTGCAATTTTATTTCATCCTTTCAAGCCTTTCATTAACTGTTGTTATTGTTCGTATTTTTCGTCTCGACAAAAGTGGATTACCTCTGCCAATTTTTCTCAAATCTCGCTTGGATGAAAAAATACTTTTTGATTGAGAAGAATCATATGACCACATCAAATCATTATATGAAACCCCCGTTACTTTTTCAATGTTCTTTTTTGTAATAGCGTTCAATTCAAATGCTTTCATTTTTACTACTCCAATCAAAACGATATAGCATAACTATATCACAATTCAAGATAAACACTTGCTTAATCTTGCTTATACATATTTTAAACCACATTACAGATTTTACGCAACCTATATATTAAATATTATTATATTATCACATAATGGTGAAAAAGTCAATTACAAATCAAAAAATTATATCAAATCACAAAGACAGTTACCCCAAAAAGGAGTAACCATCTTCATAATCTATAACTTATATTTTCGTGTTCTTTATAATTGGATATTGTGATTTGACTTTATCTGTCAAAGAATCTACAAAAGCATTTGCGTCCGGAACAGGGTCAGTCACATTTATATCGCCCGTAAACGTAATGCTTTCAGTAGTTGGCGTTGAATTGTTAGTTGTAGGCATTTGTTGAGGAGATTGCTTAAAGATAGAAACTTGATCAATAAAGTTTTGAGGATTCTTTGCAAATTCCCACAATACATCAGTCGCTTCCTTGTCAAAGACCATATCGCCAGCATTAAGCATAGAATAACGACCGACAGACAACTTTCTTAACTTAGCCTCATAACCATCCTCATCAGTAATCGCAAGACCACCTTTAGCCGACTTTGTTCCAGTTGCATAATGGGCAGTAGCAATAGAACCAACAGACGGCAAATTAGCATTATACTCTTCAATCTTATTTGTTATCATTTCAGACAATTTAATGCCTAACTGTTCATTCAATGCGGAAAGAAGTTTTGTATTGTCTTGACCGGTAGATAACAACATATCAGCCAAAGCAATATATTCTTCATGAGATGCATGCCAACTGTCAAAGAATATAGCTTCTTGTTCAGTCAATCCACCATTCTCTTTACAGAAGTTTTCAATATCACTGTAATCTTGTGAAAAATCATTTGTAAAAATCTGTGCCCCAAAATCACTTGTTTGTTCGTAATCTAAACCACTGCTATAAATCTTTAGATTTCTTGCAATTTCAAGTCTTTGAGCTTTTGCACGGTCTTCAGCTGACAAATAACCATTCTGTTTCTTTGCTAATTCATAATATTTTTCTAACTCAGCAGCATAATCAGTAATCTGCTCAGTCTGTTTCATTTGGACTTTTGCATCACCGTTTGCACCCATATGATAGTCATATTCTTTACCACCATATTCAAACATATCTGAGTATTGAACACTATTAGGGTCTGACTTATCCTTTAAATTATGTTGATTTTCATTTATATTTGCAAACCTCTTGTAATAATCTTCAGAAATAGCACCTGATTCATACAGCTCTTTCCATCTGTCGATATTTCCGTAATGGTCATTATTATAATCCCAACCTTCGCCAAGTTCAGTGTCGGTCAGTCCATAAACTTGCCCATAAAACGAATCGCCAGAAGTAGAATAATCGTTCATCCATTTGATGTGATTATCACTCAACATAATATTAGAAGCAATAAGAGCATCTAATGAATCTAAAGTTTCTGCATGACGTAACTTTTCATCATCATTAAGATTATTCAACTCACTTATGTAATTTTCATTTGCAGAAATCATCTTTTGAGTTAAATCACTCTGACGTTCTATATCACGCACATTCTCATTTTCAACATTAGACTGAACAAGATTATCCAACGACAATTGGGCTTTAGTTGACTCTAATTGGGCATTATATAGCTTTTCAGGGTCAGCAACATTAACCCATCTGTCGCCGACAAGAATACGAGTATCACGTTCTTTCAAAGTATTTTGCAATTCTGCATTTTTCTTTGTAAGGTCAAGATTTTGTTTGGCGACTTCTAATTGTTCTTTTAATTCTTCTACTTGTCGATTATATTCGTTCGTAATCTGTTGTTCTTTATAATATTCTTCCGGTTTTAATTTAGCAATATCGGCTCTATACTTTTTGTACTTACGAGCAACTTCAGCATTTAGAGAATCAATCTCACTCATCATTTTAGAATAATCATTTTCGTTAAACAACAATTCTCTTGTATCATCATCTAACCACTGAGAAAGATTTTTATTTGCAATAAGTTCACTTTGATAATCCAAAGCAGCATCTCTCAATGATTGCTGGAATGAATACTGTTCTTGCAATGCAGAAGTAATAGCTTTCTCTTTATTCAAACGAACGTCTAAGATTTTATTAAGCTTTTCATAACGACTGGTTTCTAACTCAATCTTTTGATTTGCTTCTTCTTGCTCTTGGTCTTGAATTTCATTATTTAAGTTACGAATGTTTTCAGTACCTTCAAGATATACTTGAGAATTTTTCTGCATCTCAGAAGCAAGTTGCTTAAAGACCTGAACTAAGTCACTTCCACCAATACCCTCCAATAACTCAACAGTTTCATTATATGCCGCATCATTAAAGCTACCGTCCGCATTATATAGCTCACTCATCTTAACATTTTCTAAGACTGTTTTTCGTTGTCCCGTAGCATTTTCGTATATTTCTTGATTAGCCTTATGGGCAGCGTCTACACGTTCTTGTTCAATGTCACGTTCCTTTTTCATACTCTCGGTAATTTCTTTTGCAAGTTTGGCTTTTTCTTCATCATCGGTTGACCTATTGTATTGGTCTTGAAGAATATTTCTATCATACTGCAACATACCGGTTTCACGAGTATATTTAGAATCTCTGTTGGCGATGTCTTGAAGCTTACGTTCAGTAATTTGCTCCATAGTATCGGCATAATTTGACTCAATCTCGTCTATATTCTCATTGATGTCTTTAAGTTCATCTCTTGCTTTTTGAGCTAATTCAGCCGTAGGTGCGTCTTGAATAAGCTTTTTTAGAACTTCCGATTTATCCTTTAGTTCATCAAGAGCATCATTCATATTATCAGCAACAAGTGTTTGTTGAGTGATAAGAGATTCAGTTGCTTTCTTTGAAGCTTCATCAGCAAACTTAAAGTAGTCACTCATATAGTTGCCGTCAGTCGGATGTTCTACCCATTTCTTAAAACGTTCTTTAAAGTCAGATTGCCAAGAATCATACTTATCCTTTTCAGCATAGTATTTTTCATAGAAATCTTCACTATAAGAATTCAATATATTAGATAAATCATCTTCCGCCCATTTCTCATAATCGGCGAAGTCTTTCGCATAATCCTTAAACTGCATAAGAATATCAGAAGTGATTGTATCATCATCGCCCCAACTGTCAGTCAGCTTATCAATGGCTTCAAGTGTTGGTAAGTCAAGCTTTTTAATATCATCAGACAATACACCACTGTCTAATTTGCTCTCAATACTCTTGAGCGTTTGATTTATCTTTGATGTATTTTCTTCTGCTTTACGTTCTTCGGCAGTTTGTTCCTTTTCTTCGTCTGTATTATCGGCATTGACACTGACTGATGTATTACCATTCTTTAAGAACTGTACGGGCTTTTTATCACCGCCATACTTCTTAATCTGAGCATAATCATCGGCATTAATAACAGGGAATGGCTTATCAGAAACAAACACTTGCGAAGTACCGTCACCTAACGGAACAAGATTACCTTTTTCGTCAATAGTTGCTTCTGGCTTATTATGTTCATTCACTTGTGCGATTGTGCCGGCAGAAACAATACCACCTTTTTCTCTTTGAGTAAACGGCACATCAAAACTATAACTACTTTGCTTTTTGTCGCCTAAAGACTTTACATTGCCGACCTTAGTAGCCGATGTATGAGTGTTGGTCTTAAATGTACCATAAACTTGTTGAAGCTTAGACATAAACTCTTGCATTTTTTGAGTTAATACAGAAGTTCCGCCGACAGAAGGCATATCAGAAAAATCAAAGCCTTCCAATGAACCCAAATTTTCAATCAAAGTAATCGCATGATTTAGATTACCATATGGAGGAGTACCACCGTTAGCTTTATAAGCAGGAGCAATAGCCGACTTCTTAACCTCAAATTCAACAATATCAATGCCATTATTATGACCGTATTTGTTGGCTGGATTATTATCATACCAAGTATATTGTTGCGACTTTTCGTCCATGATAATGCCGTAATAAGCACTACCATCATCTTGCGTTACTCTAATCACATCTCCGGCTTTACCAAAAGTAGATGTCATAGCAACAAGACGAGCACCTTTATATGTATAGATACCGTTTTCATCAGTAGACAAATTGCCACTGTCTAATAACTTTTTAAATAATTTCCATGCATTTGATGAAGTGTCCCAATATCCTAATTGTGAACCTAAATAACCATTTTCATCAAAAGCAGTATATGAATGTGATTTACCTTTGCCTGCACCAAAGTCATTTGTGTCCCAAGATTGTTTGACGGTGTTATTTGTTATGCCTGAATTATTACTTCTTGAAGAATTATTATTTCTACTGTCATTAATTCTATTCTTAACTCTGTCTATACCTAAAATCCTTGATATAGCGTCTTTTGCATTTGGTGTACCATTAGCATAAGCATGACGTACATTGCCGTTTAAAATTCGCTTTGTATCGGCATAAGGGATAACAGTATCACCTCTGTCAAGATTAACAATCTGTGTGCCATCTAAACCAGTAAGATATGCTTTACCTGTCTTTTGTCTGATAAGAATTTCAGGTGTAGGATAGTTTAATCCTCTTACTTCTGCTTCATCACCAAGTTTAGCAAGCCCAGGCAATGCACCCTCAGTACCTTTATAATAACGTCTTGCACCAAGATAAACATTTTGACCGTAAGAATTAAAGTCAACTTCTTTAACAACATCTCCCGAATGTGGAGCATGTATCATCTTACCATTGCCTTCATATATTCCTACATGGGTTGCTTCTGTTCCGCCACTCCAATTATAGAACACTAAGTCACCAGCTTGAAGATTACTTTTATCAACAGCTTGTCCGCCTGCAAACTGTTCTTGTGATGTTCTCGGCACTGATTTACCGTTTTCAGCTAATACATATTGTACAAATCCACTACAATCAAAACCAGATGGAGAAGTACCACCCCATTGATACGGTGTACCAAGAAATGATTTTGCAGTATTGATTATTTCATTGTCACCTTGAGGATTGGTTTGAGAATTACCAGACAAAGCACCATTATTAACATTGATAGCAAAGTTCATATCAACTGTATTTTCACCAAACACTTCATTCATTAATGATATGATTTCTTGTATCTTATTAGCAATTAATACTTGCAATGCGTTCCATGATTGTTGTGATATAGACGGTGCAACTATCTGTAATGATTGTATAGCCTTTGCACCATTAACGGCAATGGTTTGAGCATCTGTCATATATTGCCCAATAGTATCATTCATACTATTCCAAGAAGATGATAACAAAGTCAATGCTTGTAGTGGATCATCTTGTACAAATTTATCCCAAGCGTCTTTACCATTAATACCTGCTTGTTGCAACAGAGAAGTTACGTTGCTATCAAGCAAGTCCCAACTACTCATTCCACCATCTTGCATTAGGTTAAATGCTTGAAGTGAATTATTTGAGTCTTTTATCCAATCAGTCCAATTATCTGCATTTACATTCAATTCAGACAATTTATTCTGCAATTCATTCGGTAAATCATTCCAAGCTGAATTTTGCAAAATAAGTCCAACAACCGAATCTGCAAGTGTACTCTTATCAGCTTTGTCAAGCGACTGCGATGTCATATTAACAATAGTGTTTGATAAGTCTTTGTACATCTTCTTATCAGTCAGACTGTTCTTGAATGCATTTTGTACGGCACTAAATTTTATATTGCCTTTTAAAGCATTAAACTCATTGTTGATTTCCGCAATAGTTTCTTCAACCATTGCTTGTACGTTAACATCTGAATACAATGCTTGAGTTGATAACGCATTATATGGAATAGGGGAGAATGAAACATTTGTATTGCCTTGTGCAAACTTATCAACCGTTGCAGATTGAATATTTTCAATAGGCTGATAGAAATACTTCATACCAGTATATTTAATGATATTCTGCAAGTCTTTTGCATTGACAATGCGAGTATTCGGAGGTAGTTCAGACAGTTGTGCTTCATTATTAAATAAGTGAAGTCTACCGTCTTGTCCTATATATGCTTCCTGTCCTGCATAAGTTCCCGTACCATCTCCTGTAATTGTAAGACCATTTGTTGTTGTGCCACCTTTGGCTTTCTTAGTTACAACTACAGTTGACTTAGAGTCATCATAAGCATATTGATATTGTGCACTTGTAGGAGCACCATCCTCATAAGTATAAGATTTATTCGCATATGAACGCTGTTCCCAATTGATGTTCTTCATTGCGTCTGACATTCTCTGAGCAGCATTTTCCGCCTTATCGGCAGTATTCATATACTCATCGCCAATATTCTTAACGCTGTCTGAAACCTCAATATTTTGACCTATAACGTCATTAATCTTATCTTGATAGTCCTCATAAGCTTCTTGAAGTTCTTCTTGATATTCTTGACGTTGCTTTTCACGTTCCTCTTTTTCTTCCGCATAAGACATATCTGTTGCTTTCTTACGGATTTTAGCAATAGCGTTTTGATAGCGTTTTTCTTCCTTGATAAGCTTATTGTTTTCTGCTCTCTGCTTAGTAACCTTGTCTTTTGAGATAGACGGTAGGAGAGTAGCCGACCAAAAACCATCACCTGACAATGAACCATTCTTAATAACATTAAAGGTATTATCCAAAATACTCTTAGCATTGTTTACTTGTTCAACAGTAGCACTTGCAGATTCGCCCAAATAATCTGTTGCTGTTTCAAACAATGAATTTCTATACTCAATGATATTCTTTTCATTTTCAAAGAAACTGTCAGATAAGCTTTCAAGTCTTGAAGCAAGTTCTTCTGCTTCATCTGCCGTTTGTGGCTCAATAGCCAACAACCTCTCAAGTTCAACACGCATTTCACCGCCGTAACGTGAAGCTCCTAAGAATTGTTGCCCAATAATACTTAACTTTGCACTGTAATCTTTTTCAAATGTCAAGTCAAGCTTTGAAGATAATCTATCAAGTGATTTCTCAAATGTATCAAGGTCTTGTGTGATTGTTTCAATACTGTATTTTAAGTTTGATAAATGCTCTGCTTTATCAAGTTCTTCAAGTTTTTCATTGATATCTTTGACTTTATCTTCATAGTCCTTTAATGCTTTTGCCTTGTCTTTTTCAGACTTAGAACTGTTTGAAGATTTGCCTAAACTGCCTTTGTTAATTCCGTCTATTGTGTTTTTAGCCCAAGTTTGATATGCGTCTACTCGTGACTTCAAACGTCCGGCAACATCATCACTGATCGTGCCTGCTGCTTGAGCCTCTGCTATCTTTGCATATACCAAACCCCATGTACTTTCAGTTGCTTCCTTTGTAGATTGAGTTAAGTAGTCAAGTTGCTCGGCTTCACTACCTAATTTTGTTACACTGTCTACTAATGTTGATGCTTGTTTTGCCGCAAGGTCATTTATTCTTGCTTCTGTAAGCTTATATAAGTTTTCAGAAGTAAGTGCAAGTGTACCGTTTTCGTCCATCAACAGATTTAAGTATTCAGGCTCTAATTTCATTAAGCTTTGGAATGTATCTACTGATAAATATCCATTCTTATTGTATTCCTCAATGGCTGTCGATGCTACTTGATATGCTGATTGGATTTTGTCTAATGAATCGTTGAGTTCTTTTAAGGATTTTGTATCAAGTTTTTGTTGATTCATATAATCCAAGTATGCTTTTCTTGCTTTAGTAGCATCATTAATACCAGCGGTAACCTTTTGCCAAGCATCAAGTTCTTCTTTGGTGTTGATTGAATTTTCTTTAAACCAAGCTTCCCAATCAAAATCAGGATCGCTATTTTTTGCTCTTTCAATCTCCTCATTTGCAAGATTAACCGCTCCATATTTGCCAGAAAAGTGCATAAGGCGACCAACAACATTAGCCCAATTATCATCTTCATTTGTGTTATCGTCTATTGCACCAAAAATTCCTTGAACAAAAGTATCTCCAATTTGACGTCCTTCAGCATCAATGGCACTTAACTCTTCTTCAGTGACCGTTCCATCGTCAGAATAGGCATCCGCTAAAATAGAATTAATATAATCATTTACTGTATCTCTACTTAAAAATGTACCGTCTGGAAGAATAGGAGTAAATGCAATTTCCCAACCCGTACCATTTAGATCTTCTCCAAAACGGTCATTTCCTCCAAAGACTGTATCAATGCTCCCAATTTCGGGATCGTACTCCCAAGAAGCCAATTCGTCTTTGTAGGTTTTTTTTAACTCTTCAGACCACTCAATGATAGTTCTCTTGTCCATATCAACATTTCCAAATTTTGATTGGATTGTACCATTTTTTATATCATCGGCGTAATCATCTAACCCCCAATCGGTAATTTTCTGATATTCGTCCTCTAAATTAGACATCGCATCTTCTAATGTCAATCCATTGTTAAATTTTTCTTTTAATGAAGATATGATGTTATTATACTGATTCTCCAATCCGTCTAAATCAAAACCAAATGAGATCAATAATTCTTTTTTGCCGTTTTCATCTATCCCAAGAGCATTTGAAATAGTGTCTATATATGAATTTGCCCTACTAATAAAATCATTTACTCCTAAATCTTGTTCATCTAAAGAGAATAAATTGTTCCATGCATCAGTAAATCCATTTTTATTATTAGAAATAGAATCTATGATATTATTAACAAATTGTCTCATAGAAATTTCATTTGTAAGGTCATTATCGTTTATAAAATCAAAAGAAAGCCCGCCGATAAAATTGTTAATACTATCTTGCAAATCAGTATTGTCTAAATTCCAATAGTCACTATTACTATAAACCATCTGTTGTAATATATTTCTGATTTTTACAACATGAGTATCTGTATCGCTCTCAATACTAGATAATGCACTTACAATAATATCATGTACTTCATCAAAATTTTCTTGTGTAACAGCACCTAAATCTTTATCTATAATATTTTCAGGAGTTGTTTTACCAATCTTAGACTTAAGCCCTTTGTCTTTTAACAAAAGTCCTATATAATTTGAAAAGGTATCATTTGTATTTCCTAATATATTGAAGAAATCTTCATAGTTAGCTTGTGATAAAGTCTCAAGATTTTTAGCAATTACATCTGAGCCATATATGTTTCGAAAACTTTCAGAATCTTTAAATATACCAGTTTTTACGCCATTACGATAATTTTCATATTCATCAAACATATCTTGAATCGTATTACCATTATCGTCTCCTTTAGTTAGAAATTGATTTGCTCTTATTTGAATGTTTTGTTTATAAGCATTTGATAGCTCATCAATGTTGCCCTTTAAATTTAATATAGCGTTGCCTTCAGTATCATAGGCTTTGACTAAACTTGGCATTATATCGCCTATTTGATTACAGACACTATGATATTCTTCTCTTTCAGCAGTAGTCAATAAGGTTAAGTCTTTACTATCAGATAATTTTTGACTTAATTTTTGATATGATTCTGATAAAGTGTTAATTGTCTTAATATTACTATTTGCACTTTCTTGAAAAGATTGTAGCGATTCCGACATTTCATTTGCATGTTGTTTCGTTTCTTCACCAACATGGAATAAAGAACTTACTCCTTTGATAATTGCACTAATAGCAAGACCAATTCCCATGCTTATAAGTGCATTGCCAACCACAGACAGTGCTTCTAATCCTAAAGTTGCAGCCTTAGCACCTAAAGTTTCTTGTTGCAATGCTGCATTATGCTTTAAGGCAGACTCACGAGCGGCATTAGTGGCTTGGACTAAATCGTCACCTGTAAGCTTAGATAAATCTTTGGTGTTCTTTATTAGGTCGATTATATGTTTTCTGCCCTCAACATCTAACTTTTGAAAATAATCTTGCCAATTTTTTGTTCCATTAGTAACCGCAATCGATTGAGCTTGAATAGACTTAACCAACCCGTCTGCTTCATCTTGAGATAATTGTGGAATATATGAATCAATGTTATTTTTAGTGACAATTTCATCTTGTGAATTTTTTATCCAATCCAATTTATCTTTTGGGACAGTAAATGCAGTTTTCATAACACTTGAAATTTTGTTAAGTGTTGTATAGAATTTATTTGCACCTGTCTCAGCCCCATTAAAAGCTTCTTTAACTTGTGAACCCCATTCTGCAAATGTACGTTTATTAAAACCTAATTTATTAAATATACCATCTAAGTCGTTTTCATATGTTTTAAATATCACACTATCAAATTTTATATCAAGTATTGTGGAGATACTTGCTTTTTTTTGACTTTTATGGTATTATAAAATAAAAAGGAGGGGAACAATAATGTCATTGCCACATACATATTGTAAGAAATGCGGAACAATAGGTTTTTCATTCAAAAAAGACCCAAGTGAAGAACTTTGTATGATGTGCGGTACTTTGGGAACTCGACAATTCGTCCCTGAGCAATATCTTGACGAATATGGAGATTTAAAACCTGGGGCAAAAGAACAAATTTTCGAAGAGCTGGTCAAAACGTCACCAGAATTCGACCAAGAAGCTTACGACCGAGTGCCATTAGTTCTTGCACAATATGAGCGACAGTCTGCTATGCTTGCAGCCGAATCACAAGGGAAGAATACATCAAATACATCCTCGTCCGTCCGTTGCCCTAAATGCGGTTCATATTCAGTTGCAACAACGAATAGGGGATATAGTCTACTCACTGGATTTATAGGTTCAGGCAGTCCACGAAATGTATGCCAAAAGTGCGGTCATAAGTGGAAACCAGGCAAGTAGGAGTAACCCGAACGAAAGATAAAGGAGTACATAGTCATGTTACCAGAGAATATCGTAGCCATTCTTGAAAAGTATAAAGAAAATAATGAATCAATCGTCGAAGTAATTAATGAAAACATCATTAATATATTAAATCAACTTGATACATTAAAAGACAATTTATCAAAACAAATCGGTGCTTTATATAGTAAGAACATTTCAGATTTTAGAGTCGATGAACTTCATGATGATATAAAAATTCTAATGTCATATATTAATTTGCAAAACATTCAATATGCAACAGAAAACTTTAGAAATGAAGTGAACGACAATAACGAAAATGATACTTTTGACTACGACTCAGAACTACAAGCTCTATTCGAGAACCAAGTTAGAGTGTATTTACTTTCAGATACTATTTGCCCAGAATGTAGATATGATTTAATTCCGTATGATATAAATTATTGTCACCAAACAGACAACTGTATAATCAAAAAGAGAATTAACTGGTATGAATGCCCTACATGCAAAAAATTATGTGCACTAGAAGAACAAGCTAATGAATTTGATGTTACAGATACAAATATAATTTTTGACCGTAAGTATTATGTACCTAAAATAGACGTATATAGTGTTATAATTTTAAGTAATACATTACATTGTTCTTTGAATCATAAAACAAGAGATATTCTTGCCAAATTACCTATTATAAACAAACAAGGTGAATTAGAGTATGCGGAGGTAAGTGCATCATACTGTCAAGAATGTAACAGATTCACAATTCTTAAGGAAGACTATAATGCAATAAATGGTGTTATTATATGTAAGGTTCAAGATGAAACATCTGAATATAAAAATAGTGATACAGATACAATTGAAATGGCACATAGAAGATCAATTCTTGCTAACTATGGGTATAATGTTCAAACAAAAGCTGATTTATCTGAAAAACAACGCCATATTATATTATCCACTATTATTGAAGCGAATATAATGAATAGACGGGATATTATCAATCATATCAAAGGTCAAATTGACCGAGGAAGTAAAATACCAATCTATAAACGTGCAGTGTCCAAATGGAAGGCTGATCGAGAGTACGTAACAAACTATAAACAAAATGATTTACCAGAAATTATTTTTAATGAAGTGATCTTAAAAAATTCAAGTAAATCTAACATATAAATAGGGGGGATAACTATGGAGTTTAAACAATGTCCTAATTGTGGTCTTGTATATAATGACGGTTCATATTATTGTATGAAATGTAATGTTAGATTAAAACCAGCAAAAGAAGTAGATTATGTAAAACACCCAGAACTATCAGACGTAGAAGATAGGATAATCGGAACTGTCTCCGCCGGTGGAAATTCTCCTAAATGTCCAACTTGTGGCTCAACAAACATAGAAAAAATATCTTTAACAAGGAAAGCAATCGGCGGTGCATTATTTGGACTGTTTAGTTCAGATGTAAGAAAAACTATGCACTGCAAAAATTGTGGTTATAAATGGTAAGGAAGTAATATCAACTTATAAGTGTAATAAGTGTGGATGTAAATTTTAGACAATCAAAAAAGACTTATCTCATTAAGAGGTAAGTCTTTTGTATCATTATTATCTTTAACAAATGTCATTCTACAAAAATAAGCCATAATTGCCGGCGAACTTAATTATTTGTAACTTAAAATAGTTTTGTCTGAATATATCAATTTATTATTTTTTGTCACAAATTGATTCATTATCTTTTTTGCATATAAATCTGGATTATAATCTGCCTCCAAATCAGGCGAAGATATTCCTAAATCTTTGTATAACTTTTCAATGTCACATGTTTTCATAGCAGTTCCCTCATTTCTCTTTTTATAATAATCTATTTAACAGAAGATGTGTTTACAATCATTGCATTTTCCCTTTTAAATTCTATTCTGAAATGTCGTCTTAACCTATTGAAGGAAAAACAAAAAAGAAGTCATTACAGACTTCTTTTTACTATGCTCTGGGTGTTTGTTTTTGGGCATTTTTATTAATTGTATTATTAAGGTCATTAATAAAATTCTCAATTCTTTCGGGTGAAAATTTTTCTTTAGAATATAAATAAAACATCCTTGAAGAAGTATATTTTGGTATATTATTTTTCAAAAAACCATAAGTAGCATAGTTCCGACCGTTGTTAGACGGAAGTTTATTGAAGTATATATACACAAAATCTGGATCAAATTTAGCACCAAAAGTATTTGAAGATGAAAGTATAACAAAATCAAATTTAATGGAATTTGAATTGCAGAATGTTTCTAAAAATTTGACAGCAATTTTGGCTTCATCTGTACCGTTTTTATATATATCATCTTTCATTTTGTCATTAAGAACAAAATATCCAGAACTAGCCATATAATCAATAAGTCCTTTAAAAAATAAAAAAACATTTTCCTCCGATAAAACATTTTCCTCCGATAAAACATTTTCTTCAGATTTCTTTCGATTGAACAAATATTTATATTCGTAATAAGATTTCCAAAGAGGATGTCTACGAGTACGCCGATTATACAATTCTTGTATCAATGGGCTTTGTTCATAATAAGCTCTTAAATCAGAGCCAATGTCAATATCATTCAACAATCTATATTTTTTATTCTTTAAAATTATTCCATCATTGCTTAATGATTCAAGAGAAAAAATCTTATTTGTATAATCTTTATCTATCCAATGGTTTAAAGATTTAATACAATGAGTAAGTAATAATGAGTTATATAGAACCGCAGGATGCGAAACCATCCAAAATCCTTGCTCTGTTTTAGCTCGAAAAACATTATCAATAACACTTAATGCATTTTTTCGGAATGCAGGGTATATCCAACCGTTAGGATTTTTTATAGCTGTGACAGAACGTGCAAGTCTCTCAACATCGATAGAAACATTATCAAATCCAGACATTACTGTGTCTCTGGTTATATAGTCCATTTTGTCTACGTCAACCGTATTCGAGTTCAATAATCGAATAAAACAATTTTTTATTCCTAATATATTTTTTTCATCATCAGATAGAGAACTACAAGTATTATAGTCATATGTACAACCAATTACCATTCTTGCTGCTAATTCTAAGTTTATACTATCGACACATTCTAAAAAAATGTCAGCTTTTTTTACCAAAATAGTAGCACTCATAATTTCATGGGATGATGGTGAGCATCCTTTAAAATCTTTTTTAAAAGAATTAAAATCGGAATCATCTACTACCTCTTTTATTGAGATTAATAATTGCTCCTCAATTGCATTATTAGAATAAGTGCCATCAATAGTTTTTTCCGCAAAAAAAACATTCGGTTGTGTGACTAAATGGTGCGTGTCCTATATCGTGCAATAAGGAAGCGTAATAAAATGTTGTTAATATTTTATCTAAAATCTGTTTGTCTATGGAAATATTCAAATCTTCGTCTATATTTTGAATAAAATAATGAGACACTTTCTTTGCTAAGTGATATGTTCCAAGAGAATGAATAAATCTATCATGTCTAGCGGCAGGGTATAAAACACGAAAACTACCTTGCTCAATAGATTTTAATCTTTGGAACTCTGGACTATCAATTATAAATATAAACATATCATCTAACGATATATAACCATGAATTGCATCTCTAAGTATCTTTTGTGACATTTTCTTATTACCTCACTAAGGATTCCTCAATTTCATCAAAAAAAACATTAACGGTTTCGTTTATATCAGAAGGAATTCCACCTAAAAAATATCTTTGCAAGTTACAAATTAACTCTTCTTTCTCATTTTTCATCCTGTTGTCAATTTTTATATAGTTATTTTTAATAGAAAAGAAATCATTATAAGTATTAATAACATTATATAAATCTTTTTCAGTTGCACATAAAACTGCTTGATTTTTTCTCTGATAAGCGAATCAACTTTTTTTTCAATACGATTTATTTCAGGTAATTCTATACTAAATAAATCTTGTTTAACCAAGTTTATAAATGTTATTCCTAAAAATTGATCTGCTGTTAAATATCTACACATACTAAAAATCCTTTCTTACCCATTGGTTGTATTATATCATATATACTAATGATTATTATTGCGATTTTATTACAAATCAAATACAAATTAAATACAAATTGATTAAAAATGACAAAATAATAGCGATATAATAAGTATTAGCTTATTATTTATAATATTCATATAATAACACGATATTGACATTCAAATATAATATTCGCTACCTGTCATGTGAACCACCACGAAGCTAAAGACTTCGTAGCTTCTTAGTCAATATCTCTATTGAGACAAGTTTATCTAAGCTATCTCGACAGTTCCTGCCGTTCTCATTCTCAAACCTTCATTGAGCATATTTATTGCTGCATTTATATCTCTATCATGGAGAATTCCACAAATAGGACAAGTCCATTCTCTTATATGTAATGGTTTCTTTCCGGTAACACAACCGCAATTAGAACATATTTGACTGGACGGATACCAAGTATCAATCTTAATAATCTCTCGTCCGTACCAATCAGCTTTATACTCTAATTGTCTAACAAATTCACTCCAAGATACATCTGCGATTGATTTTGCCAAGTTATTGTAATAAGAACTTATGTCTGTTTTTAGACTTCCATTTACTATTCATATTATATTATTGTCATTCATCCTATCAGCTATAGCTAATGGGATATCTGGCAGA